CGCCGGCGGCAGTGCGGTGCATGAGGTCGTGGAGCACCTGACCCGCCAGTACGCAACCGACCGCACGCAGCCCGACCCCGACACGATCCTGCAACTGTGGTTGGAAGCGTGGGACGCGAACGTCACCCGCAACGAGCAAGAGTCCGGTGTGCCAACCGACCAGTGGCGGGCCGCTGGCAGGGTGACGAAGGACAAGCCGAACAAGGAGGACGGCGACTGGTGGGCCAACGAGGGCTACCAAATGTGCCTCCGCTACGCCGGATGGATCGTCCAATCCGACATGCTCGTGTACGAGGACGATGAGGGGCCGTGGGTTGAGCGGGGCATGACCGTCCCCATCAACGGTGTCATGGTCAAAATGTTCGTGGATGCGGTGTTCGTGCTCAACGGTGGCGAACTGCTCGTTGTCGATCACAAGACCGGTTCACGCACCCCGGACGCGACACAGCTCCGCCTCTATGCGCAGGGCATGGCCGCCGCCGGCCACCCCCGCCCCTCGTTGGGGGCGTATTGGATGTCCCGGTCCGGGGAACTCACCGCCCCCTCGGTCCTCGGTGACGGGTTCGACCCGGTACTGGGGTCCATGTTCCGGCATGTTGATCTGGCGATCCGTGGCGGCATCTACCCCCCGAACGTTGGCACGCACTGCGTGTCCTGCGGGGTCAACAAGTTCTGCGCCGCCTACGGCGGTGCCGAGTCCGAGAATGATCCGATCCGTGAGGAAGGTGTTTGATAGTGAGTAGCGAAGCAAACTTCTCGTTCACCACGAAGGTGAACGGTGATCTGCTGACGGTGCGTGGCGACACGGCCGCCGATTTCCAGAACAACCTTGACGCGTTCCTGCTGTCCGATGTTCTGCTGGACAAGGTGCGCGCGTTCGCCGCCGACGCTGCTGGCGGTTCCATGACCGCGGCGGAGGCCACGGTCAACGCGGCGTTCAACAACGGCACTGCGACGGCCAACCCTGCTGTCGCGGCTCCGGCCGCGCCGCAGGGTGTGGCACCGGGCCCGGAGCCGGTGGAAACCCTCACCGACAAGTGGGGCAACACGTGGACGTACGGCCTGCCCAACGCGCCCCAGTCGATCAACGGGCTGATGGTGTTGAAGGAGGGCCGCGCCAAGTCGGGGAAGCCGTACAAGGGCTGGTTCGACCGCACCAAGGGCCCGAAGCGCACCACCCCTGTCGGCCCGCCCGCCGACCCGCAGTTCATCGACTGAGCCGGCACGGTGTGCGGTGGGAATCGCTGAGGACAAAGCGGCGGCGGCGAAAGACGTGTGCTGCACCGTGTCCTGCTACCACCCTGCTACGCGGGATTGCCGGTTCCTGCCGCACACCGATGGCTGTACGTGGAACGACGCGTGGATGCCGTTGTGCGACAAGCACGCGCGCATCATCGCGTGGATCGGTGTGCCGTGTGTGGAGTGCCACGGGTACATGCAGGTTGGGGATCATCGTGAACATCTACCGGGAAAGGAGTGGACGTGATCTGTGATGACTGCCGGGTTGGGCACCATGAGGGCTGCTACGACTACCGGCACGCAACGGACTACCGGTCTTGTACGTGCCAGCATCGCCCGCCGCTGGAACGTAAGTGGTTTGAGAAGCCCAAGGGGGTACTCGCTGATGGGTGAAAAGTTGTCCGTCTGGTGGGATGATTCTTTCGCCGCTTTTGCGCTGCGCTTCTTGGCGGCTTTTGTCGTTCTGTTTGCGCTGTTGATGGTGCTGGTTTTTGCTGGGGTCAACGCGGCCTCAGCGAAAAGCTGCGCCAAGTCTGCGGCTGTCGCCGGCGTCCCGTCTGATTACGGTTTCTGGTCCGGGTGTTTCTACATTGTGGACGGCGTTGCCGTGCCAGCCGACCAGTACGTGGTCAACGTGCCGAAGGAGCGTTGATGGCTAAGTTGAATCCGGGTATTCGCCCGCATCTGCCGGAACTGGCCGAGCTGGTGGCCCGTCTGCTGCGGGAGCCTCCGCGCCGGGCGTCCGCCTACGCAACATTGGGTGAGGCGCTTGGGGTTACGGCGTCGCTGATTGAGCAGTACACGTTGAAGGAGAAGCACGCCAGGAGGGAGGCGTCCGGTGGGGGAGGGGAGTTTGGTCCCGAGGGGTCTGCTTGACGAGGTGTACCGGGATCAGATCAACGCAGTCCTGCGGACTATCGCTGTTAGCGGCCTGTACAGCGATGAACTGCGCCGCCGCGAGCAGCACGCCTCCGTTGCCGAGTGGGAAGCGAGGAAGCGCGACAGGCGAGTGATGGAGGCGTGGCGGCGGATGGAGAACCAGGACTGTCACGAATGGGTCCGCACCTACATGCCGGCGTGGCTGCGGCCTTTCGCTGACTTGCACGAGAACGTTGACGGGCATTGCGAGGGCTGCGACCCCGGCGACTATGCCGGGTCGTTTGCCTATTGGCCGTGCCAGACGTGGGACCTGATCGAAGAACTCGCGGTCGCCCATGCGTAAGCTGTCGCAAGCGTTGAGCCGGTCAGCAGCGGGGCAACCGCTGCCGGACCTGTTCCCGAAACTCACCAGGGAGCAGATCGTGCTGCGCCGTGGGCAGGTGGCGATGATCGCCGGCCAACCTGGGGCGGGTAAGTCACTCCTGGCCCTGCACTATGCCGTCCACCAAAACCTGCCCTGCCTGTACTTCTCCGCAGACTCGGATGAGGCCACCGTCGCGTACCGTGCGGGGGCGATGCTCACCGGGCAGAAGGTGGCCGATGTGGAGCGGCAGATTCTCAACGGTGGCGGCGCCTACTATGAGGACGTGTTGGACCGGTTGGACAATGTGCGGTTCGTGTTCACCCCATCCCCGACGTTGGACGATATTGCGTACGAGTTGGAGGCGTTCGCTGAGGTGTGGGGATGCGACCCCGACCTGATCGTGGTGGACAACCTGATGAACGTGGTCGCGGAGCACGATAACGAGTTCGCTGGGATGCGGGAGTTGGCGAAGGCGTTGCACCATTTGGCGCGTGAAACGCGGGCGTGTGTGATGGTGCTGCATCACACGTCCGAAGCGGCCGGGTCACCGGTCGATCCCCCTGCGCGTAGGGATTTGCATGGGAAGGTGTCGCAGTTGCCGGAGCTGATCTTGACGGTGGCGCTCAACAGTATGAGTGGGGAGTACAGGGTGGCGTGTGTGAAGAACCGTTCGGGGCCGTTCGATGCGACGGGGCGGACGTACGAGACTTTGTATGCGGATACGTCGCGAATGGCGTTGTTCGAGTCGTATGGGGAGATGACGGGCACGATGGCCGTGTCAGATTGGGGTGTGGAATGATGGCGAACCCGTCGAAGCAGAAGGGTTCCGCATGGGAGGTGGTCGTCCTCGGTCACATCAAGGCATGGGCACACCTCGCAACCCTGCGCTGGCATGTTCACCGCAACCCACCCGCCGGCACCGTGGACGTGGGCGACATTGAGTGGGAAAGCACCCACCTGGATTTCGTTGTCGAGTGCAAAGCGGAGAAGCGCATCGACCTCGCCACCTACATGCGTGAGGTGGCGGTGGAGAAGGCGAACTGGGAGAAGGCCAACGGTAGGGAGGCGATCGGTGTGGCGGTGGTGAAGCGCCGCAACCACGGGGCCGGTAGGTCGTATGCGGTGATGGAACTGGATGAGCTGCTGCGCCTTGTGCAGCGTGCGGAGGGGGGCCTGTGATGGACGCTGAGGTGTATTGGCAGCCGGCGGGGGAAACCGCCGAAGGGAAGCCGGTGCATGCCTGCGTGTGGGTCAAGACGGCTTGCGGGCCGAAGACATTTCTGCGCTTCTGGGTCGAAACAGGGGCAGTGGATTGGGGTTGGCGTCTAAGTGAGTGGGCTGTTCCTCTGACCCCGGAGGGGAGTTCTGGTGGCTGACTACAACGATTGGAGGGACCGTATTTTCATGGAACAGGTGGAGCAGGCGCGGCCGGAGCCCGATAAGCGGATGACCATTCTGGATGAGGCCGCGTATGTCACCGATGGTGACCGTCAGGATTGGTATGGCAGCCCGACCGAGAACCACGGCTGCACGGCAGCATTGTGGAATGCGTACATCGCGCGGCGTAGGCAGGGCGGCAACCACGACCTTGACGCGTTCGACGTGGCAATGTGCAACATCTTGCAGAAGGTGTCACGCCTCGCCCACGACCGCCGCCGCGACGGGCTCGTGGACACCGCCGGGTATGCGCGGAACGCCGAAGTGATCCTTGACGACATGGCACGGCTGTGGGCGACCTGATCCCCCGAGGGGAACTGATCGCCGCCGTCCTCCACCACTACGGGGCCGACAACGTGCCCACCAGCGGCGGCAACCGGAGCATCCTGTGCCCCTTCCACGGGGACCGCATGAAGTCTGCCTCGGTGAACGTGGACAAGGGCGTATTCAAGTGCTTTACGTGCGATGTGGCCGGCGACGGCTACACGCTCATCATGTGGAAGGAGGGGATCGGCTTTGCGGAATCTGTCACCTGGGCGCAAAACCATCTTGACCTCAGCGGCGTCCCGGTATCACGAGGCCCTGGCGGAGCATCCGACCGTGACCGCCTATTTGGCCGGACGCGGAGTCGAGGCGAGCACGGTGACCGTCTTCCAGCTTGGCGTGGTCGATTCACCGGAACCTGAGCACGCACCGTACGTGGGCATGGTGTCCATCCCGTATCTGACTAAGACGGGGTGTGTGGGGTTCAAGTTTCGGCACGCGGACAATCATCATCAGCCGAAGTATCTGATTCCCCCGGGTCAGGGGTTGCGCATGTTCAACCCGCTGGCAACGTTGGGCCCGTCGCCGTGGATCGTCGTCACCGAAGGTGAACTGGATTGCGTGATCGCCTCCCAGTGCGGCCTGCCCGCGATCGGTGTTCCGGGGGTGCAGGCGTGGCGGAAGCACCACCCCCGGGTGCTGGACGGGTTTGAGCGGATCATCGTCCTCGCAGACAATGATGAGAAGGAGGACGGGTCGAATCCGGGGCACGAACTGGCGCGGAAGATCGTGGATGACATGCCGCAGGCGGAGGTGGCGTGGCTCCCTCGGGGTTCGGATGTGACGGACGTGTTCCTGTCCGGTGGTCGCGGGGCCGTTATTGAACTGTTGCCGGAGGGGTTGCGTGAATGTGTTTGACAATCAGCCACGGGTGTTGGATGGTGAGCGTGCCGCGATCTTGCGGCTGATCGCATCCACGGGTGTGCGGGTGCTTTCGGTGGATTGGGTGACTGGGCGGGTGTTGGTGGAGATTCCGCCGGCACGGACGGTGGAGGACTGATGGCAAATCAGAACAGCAACAAGGGCAACCCGGCTTCGACGCGGATGCAGAACGCGGCCAGGAAGGCGCGGCGTGCCGCGTCGTGGGCGCGTGGTGAGCGGCGCAAGGAGGCCCGCAGGGTGGCGCAGGCGGGCCGGGAGAAGGCGAACCGGGAGCTGCGTGAGGCGGGGGGGCCGACGGCGTGGGAGCGTGCGCGTGCCGCGCGTAAGGCCCGCCGTGCTGCGGGTGGTGTGTGATGGTGTCTGCCGCCGGATGGGGTGAGGGGCTGTGAGCCGCCGCGAGCAAGCGGCATGGATGCTCCTGGTCGGCGTCGCGCTTAGCGTCATGGCCTACGCCTTCGTGAGCATCGACAACTACGCGCAATCACGGCCGACGCCGACCGTGACCGTCACCGCACCCCCGGCGACGGTCAAGGTCACCGTCCCTGGCCCGGTGCGGACGGTGACGGTGACGCGGGCGAGCCGGTCCTCAACTAACCGGGCAATTTCCCCAACTAAGCCTAGGCAAACGTCCGGTAAGGCCCTCGACCTGCGGCACGCCCGCCTGTGGGACCGCATCGCCGCCTGCGAGTCGTCCGGCCGATGGAGCCTCAACACCGGCCTATTCGACGGCGGTTTGCAGTTCCTCCCGTCCACCTGGCGGTCGTGGGGCGGCACCGACTTCGCCCCCTACGCGTGGCAGGCGACGCGCGCCGAGCAGATCACCGTGGCGAACCGCTCCACCCGCTCCCGCGTGGGCGAACCGTGGCTGGCGCCGTGGCCGGTCTGCGGCCGGCGAGCTGCCGCCGCCCTTGGCTACAAGTTCCCGTGATGAGAGAGAGGACCGAACGATGACGCGCACCTACACCCCTGGCGACCCTCCCGACGTGGACTACGCCGCCTTCGCTAACGCCGAGGAGGCGGAGTGGGACGCGATGGGTCGGTGGCTCTACCCCGAGTGGGATCTGGCGATGCTGTTCGCCCGCGATCTGTGGGGACACCGATGACCGCGCTGCGCGAACGTATCGAAGCCCGCATGACCGCCCGCTATGGGGAGGACGCATGAACCGCTACACCGAGCAGGCCTACTGGCGACCCGTCCGACCGCCCCAGGGGCTCAGCGGGTTCTGGTGCTGGATGGCCGACTCGTCAGGCGACAACGAGACGTGGGAGGCGCGATGAACCGCGACCGCAAGGGAGGCACCGCATGACCGACGACCTGGCCGACGCCGTTGCAGCCGCGACCGAAGTCGCCTTCCGGTTCTCGCCCACCGACGACCCGTGGAATGACGTTGCTTGTGCTGCTATCGCCGCCGTCCGCGCCCACTACCTCGCCCTCGGCGGCGTGACGGACGAGCAGACCGAAATCGCAGTAGACGAGGCGATCGACACAGGGCTCGATAGTGGGGAGTGGGCGGGCATCGTTGGCGCCGTCCGCGACCTCGCCGCCCGTGCCGTGGGTCACGCCTGCGCCGAGCGGGACGCCCGCATCACGGAGTTGGAGCGCGTTCGGAGGATCGAACGCGACGTGATCGAAGACGCTGCCGACGCATGGCGGGAGCGTGCCGAGGCTGCCGAGGACGAGCGGGACGCCCTGCGCGCCACGGTGGAGCGGGTGCGGGCCGAGGTTGACCGCTGGCACGAGTCCCACTTCATCCTCGCTCGCGGCATACGCGCCGCCCTGGACGGTGAGGCGTGAGCAGGTGCGGGCAGGAGCTCTGCGACTTCTGGACCGGGGACGGGTGTGCCTGCGCCGTTTTCGGCATCCTCGACGCAGAGCCGGACGGTGAGGCGTGACCCTCCCGCCGATGCCGCACGTCAACCCCGACACGTTGCTCCCCGAGTGCGAGCGATGCTGCCGCGCCTACTACGAGGCCACCGCCCACGGAGACACACGCTGGCCGGTGTGGCGGTTCCGCCGGCTACACCGAAACCACCGAAGCTGACCATGTTGAATAATCAACTGCGCATTGGGAGCCTCTGCTCCGGCTACGGCGGCCTCGACCTCGCCGTGGAGGCATGCACCGGGGCCACGCCCGCCTGGTTCTGCGAGTACGACGACGCGCCCTCGCGCATCCTCGCCCACCACTGGCCCGACGTGCCGAACCTGGGGGACCTGACGACCGCAAAGTGGTGGGAGGTCGAGCCCGTCGACATCCTCACCGCCGGGTTCCCCTGCCAGCCGTTCAGCCACGCGGGCAAACGTCGTGGCGTGAAGGACGAGCGTCACCTGTGGCCCTACATCGTTGAGGCGATCCGGGCGCTGCGCCCGTCGCTTGTCGTTCTTGAAAACGTGCGCGGCCTAATCAGCTCAGGAGGAATGTTCGATGAACCCCAGGATCGATGCGTATGCGGCTGGCCTGTTGGACGGGGAGGGCTGCGTCCTTCTGACGATGGGGAAGCGTTCGGCCGGCCCACGAGTGGACTTCGGGATGACGGAGAAGGCGCGGGCCGTCTTGGAGGCGATGCGGGACGAGTACGGGGGCATCGTCGCGGAGGGCCGCGCAGCGACGGAGAAGTGGGACGCGGTGGTGACCTGGCGCCTCCACGGCCAGGAGGCTGCGAGGTTCCTGCGACGGGTGCTTCCGCACCTGATGTTGAAGCGGGAGCAGGCGCAGGTGGCGCTCGCGGTCGAGGAGCTGCGCCAGCAGCAGCCGAAGTACCGGGGGGACGACCGGCGCTGGACGGACGAGGGGTGGGACGAGGCGCAGCGGCTACACCGTCGCTTGAAGTCGTTGAACAAGAAGGGTCCGAGCCGGAAGGCCGCACCCCCGCCGCCTGGGGCAACTTTGATTGCCCGGCTTGTGGACGGCGAGTGGACGGTCCCGCAACTCGACCTGTTCAGCGATACGCACTCAACACTGTTGTCAACGACCTTTCCCGCCTCGGGTATGACGCGCGGTGGGGAGTTGTTCGCGCTGCCGATGCCGGAGCTGCCCACGGACGCGCCCGGATCTTCATCGTTGCTACCGACGCCGCGCACGTCGGATACGAACGGCGCGGGCCATCACGGCGACGGTGGGATGGATCTGCGGACGACGGTCAGCCTCCTGCCGACGCCGCGAGCGCAGAACGGCGAGGAACGCAATCAGACGGTGTGGGAGCGCCCGCTGGATCAGCCGCAGAACCTAGGGAACGCGCTGGCACGGATTGGGGCCAGTACGCCCCCGCCATCGCCCGCTGGGAGCACGTCGTCGGACGACCCGCCCCCGCCCCCACCGAGCCGGGAGCGAACGGACGACCCCGCCTGAGCCCGCCGTTCGTGGAGTGGCTGATGGGCCTGCCCGCCGGTCACGTCACCGACCCGGCGATCGGCCTGACCCGTAACCAGCAGTTGAAAGCACTGGGTAATGGCGTGGTGCCGCAGCAGGCGGTGCTTGCGCTACGTGTGTTGGATGATATGGAAAGGAACCTGGGATGTTGAGTGAGTGGGCGTGCCGTAACCACCCCGAGCCGGACCTGTTCTACCCGGACAGTTACGAGCAGGAAACCGAAGCGGTCCGGTTCTGCCAAACCCGGTGCCTGTCCCGTGAGGCATGTTTGCGGGCCGCGATCGACAATCGTGAAACGCATGGCGTGTGGGCCGGTCTGCGGGTGGAGCAGTTGCGCCGGCTGGTGACCGGGGCACGGAAGGAAATGTGCGGTGCGGGGTTGCATCTGCGGTCGGAGCATTGGGATTGGTCGCAGAAGCGGTGCGCGGCGTGCAGTGCGGAGGCGAAACGGCGGGCGGGGATCAAGCGTGTCGCGTCGGGGGCTGATGCGGCGCGGAAGCGTGAGCTGCGGGCGATGCGGCGGGCTGCACGGGAAGCGGCAGCATCCCCCCTTGCGTAGTTTGGTGCGGGTGTGTTGGATGGTGTGTGAGCGAACGCCGCGAACCCTCACCGTCTAACGGAAGGGCCGGTATCGGTCGTGACCGAACCCCGCGTGCTCGTCATCGATGTGGAAACCGCGCCCCTCACCCTCTCCGGGTGGGGTCTGCGGGAACAGAACTTTGGCCTCGCGCAAGTGCTCGAAACCTCGCGCCTCCTGTGTTTCGCGGCGAAGTGGTACGGCAAGCCCCGTGTCCATTTCTCATCGGAGTGGCAACACGGGCAGGCGGGGATGCTGGAACGGGCGCACAAGCTGCTGTCGGATGCGGACGTTGTGGTGGCGCACAACGCGCCGTTCGATGTCAAGCAGTTCAACACGGCGTTCCTCCTGGCGGGCATGAGCCCGCCGGCACCGTTCCAGACGATTGACACGCTGCGTGCCGTGCGTTCCCGGTTTTTCCTCGCCTCTAACCGGCTCGACCACATTGCCCGCGTCCTGGGGCTGGGGCAGAAGGTTTCCCATGAGGGGCACGGGCTGTGGCTGCGGGTACTGGACGGGCACGGCCCGTCACGCCGGCTGATGCGCGAGTACAACGAGCATGACGTGATCCTGTGCGAAGCAGTTTTGGAAGCCCTGTGGTCTAAGGGGTGGGTGCCGGACGGCCCGCATGTTGGTGCGATCGCTGGCCGCCCTGATGGGTGCCCGCAGTGCGGTGGGGCCAGGCTTCATGCCCGGGGTGTGGCGCGTACGAAGGTGTCCGCGTATCAGAGGTTTCAGTGTCAGGACTGTGGTGGCTGGTGCCGTGGCAACAAGGCGCTTCCGGGTCGTGCGACCACCAGGGGTGTGCGGTGATGGGGGCGGACACGCTGGGTGTGGAGCACGCCGACCCGGAGTACGTGGCCGGTATCAGTGACCACCTCCCCCCGGTGGCTGCCACGTTGGCACGCCGGTATGGGACGTGGGTGGAGTACGACGACGTGCTCCAAGAGCTGTGGGTGTACGCCCTGCGCAACCATGAGGCGCTGTGGCGGCTACTGGAACCGGAGGCGCCGGAGGGCATGGGCGAGGTGCCTAAGCCTGTGCTGCGGGCGTCGTGGTCGCGGCTTGGTAAGCGGTTGTCGCGTGCGGGGGAGCGGTATTGCCGGCGGGAGAAGGCCCGCCAGTCCGGTTACCGTGTCGAGGATGAGTATTTCTACGACACGGGGTTGATTGAGGCTCTGCTGCCGGTCGCGCTTGATCCGTCCCGTGACACGTCGCTGGTGGTGACACCGGATGACAATACGCGGGGCCGTGGCAAAGCCGACCCTGCCGAGGGGAACGATCTGGCGGCGCTGTGTGCCGATCTGCAAGTGGCGGTTCGGGCGATCGAACCGGAGCATCAGGCGATCCTTGTGGCGATTTATGGTCCCGTGCCATTGGAAACCCACAAGGAGAGGGATACGGTGCCGCGTTCACAGTCCGATGTGGCGCGCGTGTATGGGACAACACAGCAGGCCGTGTCCCGGCGTCATGGTCGTGCGCTCCGTGCCATCCAGCGCGAGCTTGGCGGGCAGTACCCGGGTATCGACTAGTCGCGCCGGCGGTAGCCCTTTTCGGTGAACCGCCCGGTTCGGAACGCTTCGCGCCAGTCCACCAGGGACAGCAGCACTAGCACCGTGACAATGGCCGGCAGGAGCAGGAACGTGGCGACCACTTGTGCGATGCCTAGCAGGGTGTCCATGCGATGACCGTACCGTGTCATGGTGGGACAGCACCAGCCCCCGCACCATCTAACGGGTGCGGGGGCTGGTGTCCCTTGGGAGGGGGTCTAGGTGGTGATGCGCCACGTCACTGTGCCGGTCATGCCGTGACCACCGTTCCACAGTCCTCGTGCCGGTGGTCACCCGCGCACAAGTGACACACCTCCGAACAGCACGTCATCGGGTCCAGTCCATCGTCGTCGTGGGCGCACGCACCGCAGAACGCCGAATCCGGTTCCCCCGCAGCACAGCCATGCCCACCCCGGCAGACAGCCGACCACCATTCATCTTGCGGCCCCTCATGTTTGATCACAGCCTCACAGGCCGGTATCGGCCGGTCGCAGCAGTCAGCCGTGTACAGCCGGCATCCGCACACCTCATGCCGGGCCATCAAACAGCAACCATCTCAGCGTACGCGCCGAAGTAATCGGCGGCCGCGGCGCGCAACTCCGGGGCCGTCATGCCGTAGAACCCGCCCACCGCGTCCTCGACCTCCCACTCGTCGCGGGTGCGCCCGTCGCCGGCCGTCCACGTCGTGAGCCGTTCCAGGGTGAGCATCGCCACGTCACCGTCGCAGTACGCGGCCCACTCGTAGACACTGGCCGAACCCTCCGGGGCGCCGACCTTCTCCCGCCAGTCGGCCGGGTCGCACGTCACGTACAAGTCGTACCGCGTGCCGTACACAGCGGACGACGTGGCACCGTGCCACAGCCTCATGTGGCGAAGCCACAGCTCCGACCCGTCGTACGCACCGTGCCGGTCCGCGTAGTAGGTGGCCGCCCACCGCGCATCGGCGGGTAGGCGGTAGGACGTGATGCCCTCCACTTGTCCCGGTTCCGGCCGGCCGTCGTACGGAAACGCAACGATCGGGGAGCTGCCGTCGTCGTACGGCGGCATCGGGTCCGGGTCGAACATCGCCCGAACCCGCACCGTGCCATCCTCCGCCTCCCACAGTGTCACCTTGTCATCCATGATCGAACCCTCCCGAGGATCGAACGGCCGCCACCATGACGGCACGTATCATCTAACGCCTACGCCGGCACCATGTCAAGGCTAACCGGCACACTTCCCAACACATCCCGCACAGCACGCCGCACAGCCGCACTAGGCGCCCCCACCGGGACCGGGCCAGCACCCGTCCAACGGTGCGACTCCGTGACACGCTGCGCCTCCGTCAAATCCGACACCGCATCCTCCAACAACGCATCCAACGGGCCCACCACCGCGGTCAGGAACATATCCGCCGGGGTATCCCACTCCGCCTCAGTGATCTCCACCCCATGCCGGCAGGCATAGTCGAAATCGGCGCACCACGACACGTCCCGCACGTCCTCCTCCGTCAGCCCGTGGTCCCGTATCAACGCGGGTGTGATCATCGCATCGTTCACCAGGGCGCGCAGCGCCGGTGTCAGCGTTCCCCGCGCCATCACCATCTCACCAACCGCAACCCAACGATCCTCCTGGCAGCGGTGCCCCATATCGACAATCGCCGCGCCCACCCTCTGCCGCAGCTCCGGGAACAGAGCCCGATACTCACGGCACCCGGCGTTCACCGTGCCATCCTCCCGCACCATGCGCCGCCGGTCCCGTGCCAGCCGCGACCAGTCCTCCCCCGCCTCACGCTCCACCACCGCAGCGGCGGCAATCCAGTCGACAGGGACGCCCGCGAACGGGTCGCGCCGGTGCCGGCCGCTCACGCGCGCGGCTCGCACAACGCGTCGAAACGGTCCGCAAGAGCCGTCAGCAGCCACGCCGCATCGACAGCCCCGCGCACGTCCACGGCCTGACGGCTCATCCCGCAGCACGTCACCACGAACCCACCCGCGTCCACGTACACCGCGACCAGAGGCCCACCGTCACGGTCAGCGAACAGACAGCCGGTGCCGTCCTCCACCGTCCACCCGGACCGGGTCAGGGCCGTACGCACAGCGCCACGCTCCGCCACCGCCACCACGGCACCCGGGTCCGAAACGAACCGCCCCCACGCGCCCGGAGCGTTCACAGCCAAACCGCCGTCCACCCGCTCCACCGTGACCCACGCCGGCCCGCAGTGCGCCGACAAACGGTCAATACCACGCGCCACCGTCCACCCGCGCGCCGTCAACTCCGCATCGATACGCGCCAACACGCCGTGATCCGGGCACCCCGCGTAGTGGCCGGCCTCCGCCTCCCGCTCACAACCGGGACAGAAACCCTCGCCCACGTCCTCCCGCACACTGCCCCAAAGGTTCGTGACCTTACCCATGACCCCTCCCGAGGATCGAACACGCTAGGACCGTCCTAACGTTTCGGCCCCCCACCCGCCCGCACAGCGGGTGGAGGACCGGAACACTAGGAAACGTGCCACCCGCCCGGACCGCCCCCCGGCCGCCACCGGCCGCACGACGCACCACAACCGCCACGCCGGCCGCACGAACGACACCGGCCATCCCGCAGCTCTACCACCACCACCAGCAGCAGAGGCACCACCACCAGCACCACCACAACCAGCACAGCATCAAACACCGCCGCCCCGCTCACAGCCACTCCTGCCCCACCGCATACCCATCACCGTGAAGCACCCGGGACAGCCCGTACACAACATGGAAACCCATGTCCATCCCCGCACCGCCCACCCGAAGGCACCGGCGGCCCAATCCGTCCATCATTGGATAGTCAAGCGCACGCGCCACCAGAAACGACACGTCCCACGGCCGGCCCTTCTCGTCCACCGTGACCACGGAGACACCCCGCAACATGCCCGACCGGGACACGTGCCGCAACACAGTCCACGCCGAAGAACCCGCAGGAAACACGGCCCGCAAACGCTCCACAGCCTCCGCCCGCTCCGCATCCGTCCACCGCTTACCCATGATGATCCCTCCCGAGGATCGCCGGCCCGCCCCATGCGGGCCCTCACTAGTAGAACGTGCCCACCATCCCACAACGTTACCCAACACACCCCCCCCGTTCGGATGAATCTCGGCTAGTACCTTCGGACGATGAACAGAAGTTCACCAATCAACCCATAGCCCGCCCATTCCCATACACCGAGAACACACCACACCGGACAACACACCACCACCAACCATACACAACGGACACCAGGCAGTGTGCCATCGCACAAGCCCCCGGCCGGGGCGGCTGACGCCGGCACGGGTCGAGCTGGCCCGGTATCGACGTGCGCCGGCGCCCCTAGCCCTCTACTTATGCGCATGGCGGGCGGCCGGGCCGCCCCTCCCCGGCCCCCGTGGCGGGTGACTACGCCCATAGTCTGCGCGCGGAGCCCCCTGCCCCCCAACCCCGGCGGGCCGCGGGCGCCCACGATCGACCCCGGGATGATAAACCCGGCGCGCTTCATCATCATACTGTCTACTGGTAAATATTTTCCTGGTGTTTTGTGTGGTGTGTGGTGTGGGGGCTGGGCTGGGGCTGGGGCTGGGCTGCTGGTGGGCCACTTTTCTGTTTGTAACGGTTTGGTGAATGTTCGGTAAAGGGGGTTGTAGGTCATGCTGATACAACCCCCGTATATAGGTAGAAGCTCCTTTCCTTAGAAAAGGAGCGATGGAGCGTAGCGACAGCGCGACCACCAACCCCTCTCTTGGGGTTCGGGGTTGGGCCAGGTGGAAGTTCTACTGGAACCTGGCCCCCTCCGCCTGGTGGCTTCGGGGGCCAGGCCGATGAGGCTTTTGGAGCCTCTGAGGCCCCCCTTCCTTCGGCGCCTTCGGCGCCTCATGGTTTCCCCCCGCTGGTTGCTCGGTGGGTCCTTGATGATTCCGCTGCTCGGTGAACGCTCCGCGCGATTGTTACGCGCGGGCCGGTTTGGGGTGTGTTGTGGGCTTGAAGGCCGGGTTGCCGCCTGTGTCTCAGGCGAAGCGTCAGGTGTTGGAGTTGGTGGCTCAGGGTCATTCGATTCCGGCGGCTTGTCAGGCTGTGGGTCGGACGCGGAAGGCGTATGAGAACTGGCGGTCGGCTGATCCGGGGTTTGCGGCGGAGGTTGATCGGGTTCGGAATGCGCGGAAGCGTGCGGTGGATGAGGGTTCGGTGGTTCGCCCGGAGGGTGAGTTTCCGGGGTTTGAGGATTTCCGGTCTAAGTACTTGGGCCTGCCGACGTACCGGCATCAGCGGGCGTGGATCGATCTGCTGGAAGGTAGGGTGCCGGAGGTTTACCATCCGGCGATCCAGTATGAGGCCGGGCAGGGTAATCGGCTGTTGATCAATACTCCGCCGAACCATGCGAAGTCGATGACGGTCACGGTGGATTATGTGACGTATCGGGTGGCGCGTGATCCGAACATTCGGATCATCATTGTGTCTAAGACGCAGAAGATGGCGCAGCAGTTCTTGTATGCGATCAAGTCGCGGATGACGCATCCGAAGTACCTGGATTTTCAGCTTGCGTTTGGTCCGCCGGATGGGTGGAAGCAGACGGCGGATCAGTGGACCGCGAGCCAGATTTATGTGGGTGGTGAGGTTCGGGATTCGGGGGAGAAGGACCCGACGGTGCAGGCCCTCGGTATTGGGGGGCAGATTTACGGGGCTCGCGCGGATTTGGTCATCATGGATGACTGTGTGGTGTTGGGGAACTCTGCTGAGTGGGAAAAGCAGATGACGTGGTTGAACATTGAGGTCGCCTCGCGGCTGGGGCCGGGTGGGAAACTGTTGGTGATTGGGACGCGGGTCGCGCCGATCGACCTGTACCAGCAGCTCCGCAACCCGGATCACTACGTGTCGGGGAAGTCGCCGTGGACGTATTTCTCTCAGCCGGCTGTGTTGTCGTATGGGGATGGGGAGCCGGAGAACTGGGAAACGCTGTGGCCGAAGGCCAGTGTTCCGTTTGAGGGCTCGGAGGACGAAACGCCGGATGAGAACGGTGACTATCGGCGTTGGGATGGCCCTCACCTGGCGAACGTTCGGGATTCGGTGACGCCGCGTATCTGGTCGATGGTGTATCAGCAGCAGGATGTTGCGGAGGATGCGATCTTTCATCCGATCGCTGTGCGCGGTTCGGTGAATGGGATGCGCACCGCGGGGCCGCTGTCCGCCGGGTCAGCCGGGCACCCTCTGCGCCCGGAGGGTTTCTACGTGGTGTGTGGGATGGACTTGGCGGCAGCCAGGGATACGGCGGCGATTGCTATGGCGATCGACCCGCAGGCCGGCAGGCGGTATGTGCTGGACGCGCACCGGTTCGAGGGCGCGACGCCGGGGAAGATTCACGACCTGTTCAAGACGTGGACCGACCTGTACCGCCCCGCCGAGTGGGTGGTGGAGTCCAATGCGTTCCAGTTGTACGTCGTTCACGATGAGGTGTTGAACGAGTACGCGCGCGTCAGGGGCTCCAAGATCACCCCGCATTACACGTCGCGGATCAACAAGTGGGATGACGATTTCGGTGTCCAGTCGCTAGCCACCTTGTTCGGGTCGGTGTCGTACGCGGAGGACAAGACCCGCTCACCCCGGCATAAGGGTGACAACGTGATCGAACTGCCCAGGGTTGAGGGTAAGCCGGGGATGAAGGAACTGGTTGAGCAACTGGTTTCTTGGCAGCCTAAGACGAAGAACAAGACGGACCTTGTGATGGCGCTGTGGTTCTGCGAAACGGCCGCCCGGAAGGTGATCGGCTCGGTTACGGCAACGGACTGGTTCACCAGGAATCCGTTTGCTTCCCCTCGTGACATGGAGCGCCGCATGGTGGTCAACCTGTCGGAATGGCGCGATAGCAGGAATGTGGTGAACATCTGATGCCGGAGCTGGGTGTCGCGGAGTACGCGGACGCGTCGGTGCGTCGGCGTTTCGATGTGTTGAAGGCGCGGTTTGCGCGCCGCGACGCCCGCATGAGCAAGGTTGCGTCGGTCCGCTCGGGTGATGTGGATGACGCGTTCCCTGGCCTGTTCCCGACGGATTGGCCTAAGCCGATCGTGGCGAACTTTATCGACACGGTGGCCCGGGACCTGTCCGAAGTGATGGCACCCCTGCCCACGTTCTCCTGTTCGCAGGGAACGCTGGTGGAGGATGGGAAGCGCACCCGTGCCGATAAGCGCACCCTGATCGCTAACCATTACGTGTCTCAGTCGAAGTTGCAGCGGCAAATGTACCCGGGGACGGACCAGTACGTGACGTACGGGTTTCTGCCGTTCCGGGTGGAACCGGATTGGGATGGCCGGCGCCCGCATATCACGGTTGAGGACCCGATGGGGTCGTACCCGGAGTTCAACCGGTGGGGCGAGTGTACGGCGTTCGCCCGCCGCATGTTGAAGCCTGTTTCGGAGCTGTGCGCCCTGTTCCCCGAGTATGCGGACAAGTTGCGGCCGAAGGGTTGGCAGGGTGGTTCGCCGGCTCAGGCCCCGGCGGACACGATGTTGGAGATTGTGCGCTGGGTGGATGCGGAGCGCGAGATTCTGTTCGTGCCGGAGCGCAGCAATCTCATTCTGCGTTCGGCGCCGAACCCGCTGGGTAAGTGCCCTGTGGTGGTGGCGGTGAAGCCGTCGTTCGATGGTGACCACCGGGGCCAGTTCGATGACGTGCTGTGGGTGCAGATTGCGCGGGCAAAGTTTGCTCTGCTGCAACTGGAAGCAGCGCAGAAGGCTGTGGAAGCACCGCTGGTGGTGCCGCAGGATGTGGAAACGATTGCCCTGGGTGGCGATAGCGTGATTCGTACGCGTGAGCCGCAGGGCGTTCGCCGTGCGGGGATTGAAATGCCGTCGTCGGCGTTTGCTGAGGCGCAAACGTTGGAGCAGGAAATGCGGGTGGGTGCCCGCTACCCGGAGGGGCGCTCCGGCAACATTGACGCGAGCATTGTCACCGGCCGCGGTGTGCAGGCTTTGATGGGTGGGTTTGATACGCAGATCAAGACGGCGCAGGACATTCTTTCGGACACGCTGTCCGAGGTGATCGGCCTGTGTTTCGAGCTGGACGTGCTGCTGTTCGGTGAGGATCGTAAGACGATCACCGCGAACACGGGCGGCAACCCTGTCACGATCACCTACGTTCCGGGCCGCGACATCGGTACCGAAACCGGGTGCGAGGTCACCTATGGTCTGATGGCCGGTCTGGACCCGAACCGGGCACTGATTTGGTCGCTGCAAGCCCTCGGCGCCGACCTTGTGTCTAAGTCGTTTGTTCGCCGGAACCTTCCGAACGCGATGAACGTGAAGGCTGAGGAAGATCAGATTGACGTGGAGCGGCTGCGTGAAGCGGGGTTCCAGTCGATCGCCGCATACGTGCAGGCACTCCCGGCGCTGGCGGCGCAGGGCCAGGACCCCACACAGATCGTCACCCGCCTCGCGGACGTGATCGATGCCCGTAAGAAGGGCACCCCGATTGAGAAGGCGATCGCTGACGCGTTCGCCCCCGAAGCACCCCCGCCTGCCGCTGCCGGCGGTGTTCCGCAGACACCCGAGGGAGTCGCGGCCGACCAGGCGGCGGGGGCGGGGGCACCCGCCGGTTCCCCGCCGGGGATGCAGGAATCCGGCCTACCCGTTGGTGTGGCACCGGGCCAGGCGGGTATGGCCCCGGGTGGGCGGCCGTCGTTGCAGCAGCTCCTTGCGGGGATCACGAGTTCTGGTCGGCCGAACCTGTCGGCCAATGTGGTGCGCCGAATCCCGGCGTGACCTGTTCACGAGTAGGAAGGTAGCCAGGGATGGCGACTGTCAAGAGCAACGGTGGGCAGGGCACGGCGGCCCCCGTCAACGTGTTCGAGAACATCAAGGCCGGCACCCCGACGGACACCGGTTCGCAGGGTGCTGAGGTCAAGTGGGGCGAGCAGCCCGGCGGAACCGGCAACAACGACAAGCGCGCCGCGCGCTGAGAATGGGGCGGATCGTGGGTATCAACTACTCCAAGCACCCTGACCGTGGCAACGCGATGGAGCGCGCGGTGCGCGCGGTGCAGGACCCGAGCACTCCCCGCGCCGACGCCGCGTCGAAGGCGAAGTGGTACAACGCCCTGGCAAACCGGGTGAAGCCGGCTGTGCAGCCGAACCGTAAGCGCCTCGGCTGATCTCTGGTAGCCCGTCATGGATGAGGACGAGGACGGCTACGAGATTGAAACGGAAACCGTGTACCCGGAGTTCCCGTTCAACGGGTGGGCCATCGCTGTCGCGGCGGCCAAGTTCTGTTCCGGGGTTGCGGATGCGGCGGGTGACTTTTTCGATGATGTGACGTTCACCCTGGTGGGTGCGTCGAATCGTGCCGCGTCGCGTGTGATGTTCCACGAGCAGACCAGTATCGAACTGGAAACACTCCCAGTGTTGGAGGACGGTAATGGCGGGTAAGGGCGGCTATCAGGCTCCCTCGAACCCTGCGCCGGTTTCCGGCCCTGGGGCGATGTCGCAGCGCACCGATGGTGGCCCTGGTCAGGCTGTGCGGGAAATGCCCGCACAGTCGTATGGGGATGCGACGGACATGCGGCAGATTCAGCAGGGCGCTCAGATGGCTGCCACCCCTGCCCCGGCCGCGGGTGGGCCTGTGCCCGCCCCTGCGGGGCAGGGGGTGGTTCCGATGGGTGCGCCGACGCAGAACCCTGATGAGCCGATCACGGCGGGCGCCCCGTTCGGCCCCGGCCCGGGGCCTGCCGATCCGCAGACGCAGGCATTGGATGAGGCGCGGAATCTGCTGCCGTATCTGCCGATGATGGAGCGCAGGGCGCAGGCGGCGGATTCGTCGGAAACGCTGCGGAACATTGTGAACTACTTGAAGGGGCTTGGCTGAGTCTCGTGGACTTTTTCGACAGGTTCGCTCTGTACACGGAGGCCGTTGGGCTGCCGAGCGTGGCTGTCGCATGGGATTTGGCGCAGATGCCGATGTCGGATGATGAGCACCTGCACCTGGCGTCGATGCTGGGGTCTGACTGATGGGCCTGTGGGACAAGATCAAGGCGCAGGGGTTCGGGTTCGATTGGAACCCTAACGCTGCCGGTGGTGCGCTGCTGGACTTGCAGCGGTACGCGGGTATGGCGTTCTCGGGTGTCGGTTCCGGTCTGTCGGCGTTGAACGATCCGACGGGTGCGGTGCGTGACGATCAGGCCGCTGCGCGTGCGCAGGCGGCGAACGCACCCCGGCCGGTGCAGGGTCTTGCTACGGCGGGGCCGCAGACGATTGCGTACCCGGATGCTGGTGTGAATCCGGCGGTGAAGTTTGGTGAGGCCGCGCGCACGGCGTGGACGTATGGGGTGTCCCGCCCACTGACGACAAGCCTGTTCCTGGTCGATAACAAGGACGCTACGGGCGCTTCGGCGGACGTGCGTGCCGCGTGGAACGCCTCGGAGTATGCGTCGCCGGGGCAGGCGATCGTTGCCGGGTTCAACGATGGTCTGCTGGGGAAGATGGGCGACCAGGGGGAGAACTCGCCCCGCGCTCAGGTGAACCGGTGGGTTGAGAACCGCACCACGGGGCAGAGGTTTGAGGGCAACGAGGCCGCGAATCTTGTTTCGGGTGGTTCGGACTTTGCGTTCAACTTCTTCCTAGACCCCACCGTGATCGCGGGTAAGGGCGCGTCGGCTGCGACGAAGGCGATCGGCACCAGGCCGGCGACGGCTGCGAGGGCACCGAAGCTGGCCGCCGAAATGGCCGATCAGGCTACCGCGGCTAATGCGGTGGTTGAGCGTCTGGACGGGTATCGGACGCTGGCGCAGGTGATGAACGACCCGCTGGTAAAGAACTCGTCCGACCCTGACACGGCGGGTCGGGTGATTTGGCTGGCTAAGACGAGCCGGGGCCAGAACCCGTTGACGCCGGTCGCTGACACGATTCCGATGGGGTCGTCGTCGGCTGCGGATGACATTCGCCTGGTGGTGCGGGCGGGCCTGGGTGATGATGCTGCGCGCCAGTCGTTGCGGGAACAGTCCGTGGGGATGGCGGATTATCTGGACACGGTGGATAACGGCGGCGTTTGGCCGGAGGCCGTGCCGGACGGTTACTACGAGTGGGCGTTGCAGCGGGACAAGTATCTGCGTGCTGCGGTTGGTCGTGGTGGCGAGGACGGCGTGCAGAACGTGTTTGTTGGCCGCGACACGTGGTCACGGTCCGCCACGTTGGAGGCGTACCGAGGGCGCGGCGCTGTGCGTGCGGGCGATCTGGACATGCGCACGTTTGAGCCGGTGCCTGGTGGCCGTCCGATCAAGGTGGTTGCGTGGGCCGCGCAGACCCGCCCGATGGGTGCGATCCCCACCGCCGGCATCACTACCGACGCCTACACCGAAATCCAGTCCTATCTGTATCAGGCTAAGAACCTGACGCCGGGTGCGCGTGAGGATTTGCTGAACCGCTGGGGGCAGGCCACCACGCGCGAGGAACGTGTGGCGGTGGCGAAGGAGATTCGCTATAACGCTGTCCGTAACACCGTGGAGGCGTCAGGCGTTTCTGGTGAGGCCGCGGACCTGATTACGGCTCGCCTTATCGGCATCGTTGATGACGGTGCGGATGAGGCGATGCGGAACGGCTACTTGAAGGCCCCGGATGGGACGATCGTCCACGATGCGCAAATGCTGTCCCAGTTGCGCGACGGTGTTCCACTGATCGATCTTGACGTGCTGCGGGACACGCTGCCGCGTCTGCCTGTGGTGCAGCAGGTGCGGGGCGGGGTGCGCACGGCGGTTAGCGACCAGATGGCCCTGGTTGACGAGGTTGTGAACTCGTTGAACTGGGCGCAGGACACGTTCTGGAAGCCGTTTGTACTCATGCGCGGCGGGTACACGATCCGCAACGTGGCCGAAGGTGGGGCACGCCTCGGGGCGATCGGTGAACTGTGGCCCATGCTGCGCGACGGATTTTGGGACGCGACCGGCCACTGGGTCACCAACCGTGTGCAGGGTGTGCGCCGTATCGGTGCCCGCTGGCAGGGTGTGGATTCCCCGGCACTCGGTGCCGCCGACCGCGCACCGAAGGCGCAGATGGGCCGTGGTGACGGGCCTGACGGGTTTGAGGGCGCGTTCGACGGGCGCAGGGGTGCGCAGCTCGCGGACGAGGCTGATGCCGCTGGGACGGTGGAGCAGTCGTTCATCACGACGGGTGGTCGTCGTCCGACGACGGACATGCAGCGCCGTATCGAAACGGGCGCGGACACGTCGGGCGCTGGGTGGGCTGACGTGTCACCCCCGGCGCTGGATGACGCGGGCCGACTGGTGGACCCGGTTGAGGCCGAGGTGTATTGGGATGCGTACACGCGGATTGTGAATCAGCACTTGCTGAATGATCCGCTGGCACGGATGCTGATGGAGTCTGGCGACCCGGCGGCTGTTGCGGCGTGGTTGAAGTTGCCGGAGCAGCGCGGCCTGCGTGTCGAGTATGGGTTGCGGAGCCGTGCTGAGGTTGATGCGCGTGTGACGGCGTTGAACTCGTATGTGAACCAGCTTGTGCCGGATGAGATTGGCCGGGTGGTTCCTGCCGGCATGGATGGTGCGGCGACGGTTGCTCTGCCGCAGGGCGCGACGGGGCTGCGCCAGAGGTTGCTTTCCGAGGGTGGCCTGTCGCGGCAGGAGTACCAGGAGTTGCTTGACGCTGATGCGATTGGCCCGGTGCTGGGGCAGAACATCATCAACCTGACCAGCGACTCCGGTGCCATCGCGGAGAAGGCATCCAAGGCCCGCTCGTGGGTGTTCAAGTGGATCGGGTCCGTTCCCGAAACGACACTCCTGCGGCACCCGTTCGTGGCCCGCTCGTACACGAAGTACGCCGAAGCGTACAAGGCCCGCGCGTTGGAGCAGGGTGTGGAGTTGACGCCGGAGATTGTCACCGGCATGGAACGCATGGCATCCAAGGCCGCTCTGCGCGATTTGAAGCAAACGCTGTACACGATCGACCGGTACTCGAACGTTGCCGAAGCGACCCGGTTGCTGTCGCCGTTCATCGCCGCAACGAACAACACGATCGTGACGTGGGGTCGCATCATCCGTAAGAACCCGCAGACGGTGCAGCGGATGAACCAGTTGTGGAACGCACCGGTGCGTGCGGGCATCGTGTATGACGAGAACGGTGTGCAGGTTCCGTCGGACACGCCGGCGATTCCGCTGTCGTCTAAGTGGCGGGTGCTGATCCCACTGCCGGGTGCGGTGAAGGAGAAGTTGAACCTTCCGCCCGGGTATGCGTTGATGCCGTCGCTGTCGTCGTTCAACGTGGCGATCCAGTCGGACCCGTTTTGGGCACCAGGGTTTGGTCCGTTCATTTCAGTTCCGGTGAACATAAATGTGAACGCGAACCCCGATAGTCCGTTCTGGAACGCTGCCGCTGGTCTGGTGTCTCCGCGTGCGGGTGATGTGACTGAGCCGCAGGCATCCGGCAACCCGATCCGTGACGCGCTTCCGACGGCGTTCCGCCTGTGGTTTGAGTCAAACGACAAGGACGGCCGGCTCCGGGCACAGGTCACGGGCGAAATGTGGGCGTACGAGTACCGGCAGGCAGAGTTGCAGGGCATTCCCCGTTCGCAGCTCGCTAACGACCCTGCGGTGGCGCAGCGTGTCGAGGATCGCGTGAACGGGTATTTCATGTTCCGCATCCTCGGTGCTGGCACCCTGCCGATGTCGTCGCGCACCGCCGACCCGGAGGTGCAGTTCTACATCGCCAAGTCGAACGAGTACAACCAGCAGGGCATCGTGGATGGGCTCACCCCGTCTGAGCGGTTCCTGCGGGACTACCCGGACTGGTTCGACTACACGTTTTCGGTGTCGCAGAACGACACGCGTGCCGCCGCGGACAAGAAGGTGTACGGGCGTATCCGCTACTACCAGAACGCTGACGGTGGGAACGTGCTGGACACGGTGGCGAACCAGAACCCGGCGCTCGTTGGCATCCTGGTGAACAACCCTGACGGGTCGTACTCGTTTAGCAGCCCTGTCTATAACTGGCAGTATGGGCAGCAGGTGGGTCCGACGGCTAAGGATGAGGGCGGGACTCCGTTGGAGTTCCGTGGCCCGCAGGGTGGCAAGTCGGGTGTGGATGCGGTTGAGGTGCAGCGCGGTTGGGCGGAGTACATCGCGCAACGTAACGCGATGCGTCAAGCGATGGACGCCAACGGGTTCACCAATCTGAACCAGGCCCCAACGTTGAAGGAAGCGTGGCGCACCTACGTTGAGGGGTTGAAGTCTAAGTACCCGGAGTGGGCGCGCGAGTACGGGCAGCGTGACGATGCCCGCTGGGAACGGAACGTCACCGGTTTGTCGAAGATCGCCGGGTTGGATCGTTGGCGGCGGGAGAACCCTGGCACGGCCACGGTGCTTGACCAGTACCTTGCGTCCCGTAAGGGCCTGTTGGAAACGCTTGCGGCTGACGGTTCGTCGGCTGCGTCGCTCCGCTCCGGCGGCAGGGACGTGCTGCGGCAGGAGTGGTTCGCGTACGTGAACGGGTTGCTCGGGCAGGACACGCGGTTTCAGCAGGTGTACTACCAGTTCCTTGATGGGGAGTTCGGTCGTGCGGAGGATGAGGTGACGACCGGTGGCTGACCAGTTTGATGCCAACGCTGCTGCCGCCAGGGACAAGGCGGGCGGTGCGCAGGATGCTCCGCAGCTCTATTGGGGGCCGAACGGGTACGGCAAGCCCGGGAAGCAGAACCAGACCAACATCGCTGCCGCGCTGGGCGCACCGAACGGTGGCGGCGCCGTCGCGGGCCGGCCGATGGTCACTGTCGATCAGGCGAACCAGTGGCTTTGGGACCAGTACCGGAACAACCCCGACAACTTCAACGGCGTGCGGTATGCGATGGAGCAGGCCGGGCTGAACGTGAAGTCCCCGCAGGACGTGTTCCAGGCGTGGAACTCGGCGGTGAGTTTCGCGGCGCAGGCTGCGGCGAACGGCACGTACATCAACCCTATGGAAGCGATCGGGTTGATGAAGGCCACGGACGGCTCTATGGGCGGTCGGCGCAACGGCACCTACTCCAAGTCCTACTCCCGGTCCGAAACGAACACCCAGCGCAACGTCGATCTGTCGTCGGTGCAGGAGGCGCGGGCGTTCCTGATGGCCGCCGCTGAGAAGGAACTTGGCCGCGCCCCCACGTCTGCCGAACTGGCTGCGTTCCGTGCGGCCCTGAACTCGGAGGAACGCGCCAACCCTGAGCAGCAGGTGACCCGCTCCACGGAGAGGGGTGTCACGTCCACGACGTACGAGGATGGGGTCGCGGTGGATCAGCAGACCCCGAACCGCACGGTCACGTCGTCGTCCACCACTACCGGTGGCATGGACCGCGCGCAGTACAGCATCGACTACGCCCGCTCCGCGAACGACTGGGCCGAGTATCAGGTGGCGACAACGTATGTGGAGGCCATGATGCGTGCCCTGTCCTCCCCGGTGGGTAACTGATGGCTACCCCGCAGCAGGACCGCCTGTCGTCGGAGGAACTGGCCGAACAGTACGGCTACGCGTCAGCGATCTTGAACTCGAACGCAGAGTTGCGCCGCCTGTTCCAGCAGGCCGTTGCGGGGCAGTGGTCACCGGACCGGTTCGCCGCGAAGCTGCGTTCAACTAACTGGTTCCGCAACAACAGTGAGCGGTGGCGGCAGACTGAGGCGCTGCGCCTCACCGACCCTAAGACGTTCCGCGCCCAGTTGGGGCAGATTCACGACTCCATGCGCACCATCGCAACCGAAATGGGTGCGTCGATCAACACCGCCAACCTGGGCAAGTTGGCCGATCAGGCGTACCGGTTCGGGTGGGATGAGAACCAGATGCGCCGCGCCCTCGGCCAGTACATCAGCGTGTCCAAGGGTGTCGCCCGGGGTCAGGCTGCGGAGAACTTGCAGAACCTTCGGGCAACAGCGTATGCGAATGGTGTGCGCTACTCGGATGCCTGGTATCAGGATGCGGTGCGCGCCATCGGCACCGGCACCCGCACGGTGGACGACTATGCGATGGACATTCGTAAGGTTGCCGCATCAGCGTTCCCGGTGTTCCGTGAGCAGATCATGGCCGGCGCGAACGTTGCGGACGTTGCCTCACCCTACGTCCAGTCGATGGGGCAACTGTTGGAGTTGAACCCGCAGGACATCGACCTGTTCGACCCGACCATCCGCTCGGCCCTGTCCGGTGCCCGTGACCCCAAGACGGGTGAGGCTACGTCTAAGTCGCTGTGGCAGTTTGAGAACGATCTGCGTAAGGACCCGCGTTGGGCTCAGACGAACAACGCCCGGGAGCAGACGATGAGCACGGTGAAGCAGGTTCTTGATTCGTTCGGTTTCCAGGGGTGAGTCGTGGCTGAGAACTTGCAGCAAGAGTGGATGGACTTTTTCGCCCTCGACGGCAAAGTGACCCAGGGTGAGGCCGCATATGCGAAGGCGAACGCCGCTGAGGGGTTGAAGCCCCCGCAGTTGACGTACGCCGACTTCATGAGCGGTGAGCGGCGTGACGCGTTTGTTGCGTTGAAGGCCGTGTTTGACGACTACGGCCTGTCGTCGCTGGTGCCGGTGATCGCTGACTACATCCGCCAGGGGTACGGGGCGGACACCATCAACATCATGCTGAGGGACACGAAGGAGTACAAGCAGCGGTTCGCGGCGAACGAGGACCGCGCGAAGGCCGGCCTGTCCACCCTGTCCCCCGCCGAGTACATCGCTATGGAACGGCAGTACGCGCAAACGTTGCGCGCCGCCGGAATGCCCACCGGGTTCTACGACTCGACGGACGATTTCCGCAACTGGATCGCTGGGGATGTGTCCGCGAACGAGGTGCAGCAGCGTGTCGCTGCGGCGAAGCGTGCCGTGTTCGACGCCCCGGAGGAAACCCGCAAGGCCCTGTACGACTACTACGGGGTGGGTGTGAACGAACTGGCCGCCTATTTTCTGGACGAGAAGCGTGCGATGCCGGTGTTGGAGAAGCAGCTTGCTGCGGCGGACATTGGTGGCGCTGCGTCGCGTGCCGGGTTCAACGTGGGCCAGGATGCGGCCCGCCGTCTGGCGGACCTGGGGGTGTCTGCGGAGCAGGCGAACCAGGGGTATCAGCAGATTGGGCAGTTGATGCCGGACGCTTCCCGCCTGTCGGACCTGTATGGGGCGACGGAGGGCCGGTACGACCTTCGGGCGGCTGAGGCTGAAACGTTCGGCGCGGAGTCCAGCCAGGAGGCGTCTGCGACGCGTAAGCGTCTGGCGTCGCGTGAGCGGGCCGAGTTCTCCGGTTCGTCCGGTGCCCGCAGGGGCAGCCTGTCGCGGGACAACACGGCCCTGTAACGGGGGCGGAGGGTTTCGACAATCCGGTAGGGCCGCATGCGGCTCCGGGTTGGACCCCGGTTCGATTCCGGGCGCCTCCACAGATTGAACCCCGAGGGTAGGTGGCTTCCCCTCCACCACCCCCCGGGGCTTACGAAACACGCTAGCAGCGTGTGTGATGCGGCGCAACCGCCGCCCATAGACCCACACCGGACCGACCGGCCCCGGTGTGCGTAACCAAGCCCGGGAGTTGCAGCACCCTCCCCCTCCCCCTGGGGGGCGGGTTGGGCAGCGAACCAACCAACCAGAAAGGGAGATGTTGCGATGAGCAACAACCAGTGGGACGACTTCGATGACAACGACCTGGGTGACCAGGGCGAAGGTCCGAAGGCTCTGCGCGATGCGTTGAAGAAGGCTCAGAAGCAGAACGAGCAGATGGCGGCTCAACTTGCGGAGCTGTCTAAGGCGCAGCGGGACCGGTCGGTGAAGGACGCTCTCACAAACATTGGCGCGAACCCTGCGATCGCCAAGTTCATCCCCTCGGACGTTTCGGACGCTGACGGTGTTCAGTCCTGGCTCACTGAGAACCGGGACCTGTTCAACCTGCCGCAGCCCAGCAGCTCCCAGGACACCGACACGGTGCAGCCTGGTGACCTCCTGGCCGGCACCGTCACGCCTCCGACGGTGGGGATGGCGGCGGAGCATGTCGCTGCCATGCAGCAGATCAATGCTGCTTCGACGGGTGGGATGCCTGCCACGTCGGAGGCGCAGGCCCTTGCGGCGATCCAGAACGCTTCCTCCCCGGAGGAACTGGACCGCCTCATCTACGGCCGCTGACCTGTTGCACCAAACCATCACTTCATCTCTGAGAAAGGTTGTGACTACCGGTGCCTAACACCTTTACCGGTACCGCCACCATCTCGAACCAGACTGGCATCACTAACCTGATTGCCACCGCGTACGACAAGTACGTTGAGTTCGCTCTGCGCTCCCAGCCGATGTTCCGGCAGGCAGCGACGAAGCGGCCGGCGGACCTGTCGAACCCTGGTTCGACGGTGCGGTTCCAGAAGTACGTTGACCTCGCTGCCGCGACCACGGCTCTCACCGAGAACGTGGACCCGGACAGCGTGGCCCTGTCGAACACGTCGTACGTGGACGTGACCCTCAACGAGTACGGCAACGCTGTCATCCCGACGGCCAAGCTTCAGTTCACGTCCCTGTCGGATGTGGACCCGGCTGTTGCCAACATCGTTGCCTACAACCTGGCCGACTCGCTTGACCAGATTGTGCGTGACGTTCTCCGCCAGGGCTCGAACGCCATCTTCTCGACGGCGGGCGCTGTCCGCACCTCGGGTAACGGCACCACGCTCACCTCGGCTGACACGTTCTCGTCGGCGCACGTCCGCTACACGGTGGCGAAGCTGCGCGGCAACAACGCCCTTCCGCTGGTGAACGGCCTGTACGGCTGCTACATCCACCCGGACGTTTCGCACGATCTCCGCAAGGAGTCGGGCAACGCCGCGTGGCGGTCGCCGCACGAGTACTCCGGCGCGTCGGACATTTGGAACGGTGTCCTCGGCGTGTACGAGGGTGCGTTCTTCATCGAGTCGCCCCGCACCTATGTGGCGACTGATGGTGCGGCGTCCGCGAAGGATCACCGCACGATCATCATGGGCCAGCAGGCTCTTGCTGAGGCTGTCGGGTACGAGCCGCAGGTCGTGATCGGCCCGGTGACCGACAAGCTGATGCGTTTCCGCCCGATCGGCTGGAAGGCCCTGATCGGTTGGGCGCGTTTCCGCGAGGAAGCGCTGTACCGCGTGGAGACGGGCACCTCCATCTGATTCGTCTGTTGGATGGTGACTCTCACCCCCCGCCACTACTCCGGCGGGGGGTGGGGGTGACTAGCCGGCATTAGTCAACAAGTATCTCTTATGGAAGGCGTGTAGGCCGATGGCTTCGTACCCCGGTTCTATTCCGTCGCTGACGCGGCCTGCGCACGGCGACCCTGGCGATGATGGTTCGTCCACCGATGCGACGGTGGTGGTTGGCCGGATCAGCGACGAGATTGAGGCTATCGCTGCCGAACTTGGCACGTCCCCGTCTGCGGCGTTCGCCACGGTGGCGGCACGCCTCGCGGACATTGAAACGAACGTGTCGGGGAAGGCTTCCACGGCGTCGGTCGCTGCGAAGGCTGACGACAACGCTGTGGTGAAGCTGTCCACGGATCAGACGGTGGCGGGGGTCAAGACGTTCACCTCACCGCCTGCGGTGCCGGCTCCGGTCGCGGGTGGGGATGCGGCGAACAAGACGTATGTGGATGCTGCCGCTGCTGCGGGCGTGTCGTATGGGGGTTCGGCTTCGACGCAGGCTGTGGGGGATTCCCAGTCTCCGGGTGTGGCGGCTACGGCATCGCGGTCGGATCACAAGCACGGGCTGCCCGCGTTCGGTACGACGGCGGGGACGATCGCGCAGGGCAACGATGCCCGGTTTACGGATGCGCGCACGCCGACGGCGCACGCAACGTCGCACAAGTCGGGTGGTTCGGACGCGATCCGCCTTGACGAACTGGCGGTGCCGACGGCTTCGGTGGCGTTGAACTCTCAGAAGATCACTGGCCTGGCGACGCCTACTGCTTCGGGTGATGCGGCGACGAAGGGTTACACGGACACGCAGGACGGCGGTCAGGCTGTTTTCGGTATTTCGGGTGCGGTGACTGTGCGCACCGGTGCGTTCCGCGTGTACAACGATTCGGGACGTACTCGCACGATCCGGGCGGTGCGTGCTTCGGCGGGCACCGCCCCCACTGGCGCAACGCTCATCGTGGACGTGAACAAGGGCGGCACCACGATCTTCGGCACCCAGGCGAACCGTCCAACGATTGCCATTTCAGGGAACACGAACAAGACGACCGGCATGACGGTCACGACGTGGGCCGATGGTGAGTATCTGACGGTTGACGTGGATCAGATCGGTTCCACGGTTGCCGGTTCTGATCTGACTGTCGTGGTTGAGTGGGCGTGACCTGATGGCCTACCAGCGTCTTTCTAACGGCAACTCGGCGGATACCGGGGCTCAGGCGATCACCACTGTGGTGAACTCCATTGAGGTCGGGTTGGAGGCTGTGGAGGATGCGCTGCCGTCTAAGGCGGCGGTGTCTCACACTCACGCGCAGGGCGACATCACCAACCTTGGCACGACTCTGGCGGGCAAGTCTGACACGTCCCACGCGCATGCCGGGGTGTATGACCCTGCGGGTTCGGCTGCCTCGGCGCAGGCCGCCGCGGTGCAGCGTGTGAATCACACGGGTTCGCAGACGGCTTCCACGATCAGCGATTTCAACGCTGCGGTGCGCACGAACCGGCTGGATCAGCTTGCCGCGCCGACGGCCCCTGTTGGGTTGAATGGTCAGCGCATTACGGGGCTGGCTACGCCCACGTCGGGTGCGGACGCTGTGACGAAGGCGTATGCGGATGCGATTGGTCCGGGTGGCGCGTCACTTATTGGCGGCGCGGTTCTGGTTGCCACGGCGAACGGTGTGGTGCGGGACGGTCGCCAGGCTACGGTCACCATCTCCGGCACGACCATGACGGCTACCGCCTCGTCGGGTGGCTTCTCAGCCCCGTACTTCGACAGCACCCATGTCGGCAAGACGGTGTGGCTGCACGGGCCGTCCTCGGTCATCAAGCGCACCATCACGGCGGTATCGTCTGGCACGCAGGCCACGCTCGATTCCACGCCCGGCGCGTTCACCGGCATCAATGCCGTGTACGGCACGGACAACACCGCCGCGATCAACGCCCTCATCGCCTCGGCCACCACCGGACAGGCGATTGTCTTTCCGCCCGGTGACCTGTGGTATCTCACCGAGGGTGGGCATGTGCTGACCACCCCTGGCCTGATCGTGGAGGGCCTGCACCCGTCGTATTCGCGGCTGGTGGTGCCGTCGCTGACAAACAACCTCTTCCGCGTCGGTGGGGCTCGCGTCAAGGTTCGGCAACTCGCTGCCCACAACTTTGCGGTGTATGCGTGGTTCGCGGGGATGGCCGGCTACGCCTTCCCCACGGCGGGTGCGGGAATCCGGCAGGACGACCTGGGCGTGAACGCGCACATCAAGGCCGAGTACGACGACTTGGAGCTGTGGGGCTTCTACAACTGCGCTCATACGGTGTCCGGTTGGGGCGCGCACTTTCGACGGGTGTGGACGAACGCTCCTGTCGCTGACGGGTTCCTTCTGGACTCGGCGGACACCGACCTGGGCGACTGGCATGTTCTGGATTGCCGCACCTACTCGAAGGATGGGCAGTACGCGGGGGTTGGTGGCGCGCAGATCAAGTGGGTGGCCGGTGGCGACACCGACATTCGCGGCAACAACTTCCAAGAGGGCGGCGTCGCTGTCCTGATGGCGCAGCAGGTGACGGGAACGAACACGTCGGGCAAGTCGTTCTCCACCAACTTCCGCATCAGCGACAACTCGTTCGAGGACCCGACCATCGCCGGTATCCGGTGGAACCCAGCGGTAAACATGACCTCTCAATCGTGGGTGATCTCGAACAACACGATCAACTCGGTGCGCGCCGGGGCGCTAGCGATCGACGCGCTCATGCCGTCAGGTTCGGTGATCTCCAACTGGACAATCATCGGCAACACGTCCAGCATCACGTCCCCGATCTTCACCGCCTCGCCTGTCGGCTCCCCGAACGGTGCGCTAAGTAGCGGGCGGGTCATTGGCAACGGGCATGGCGGTGGTACTGCGGCTGACATCGCGGCCGCCGTCAACGGCGGCAACATCGTGGTCACCTAAGAGGTAGGGGAACATGGGTCAGGAACGGTGGCGGCTGCAACAGTCGTCGTACATCGCGGGCGCCGAGATCGACCGCGACGGCACCAGCGCGCTCACCAGCGATTGGGTGCTGGCATTCCCTCTCGGCGGGAACGTGCCGTCCACCACGACCTCGGCGTGGGAGGGCTCCCGTTGCATTCTCACAACGGCGACATCTTCCGAACTCAAAGTGTGCCAGGTGTTCGTGCCAGCGGCTCCTGCGGCGAACATCTACCAACTTGACTTCCTGGTGTTCATTCCCACTTCGGTGACGGGGAGCATCAGCCTCGGGGTGTGTGGTAACACGACCACCAGCGAGTATTCCTGGGTCGAGTTGGTGCAGGCGGGCGGCAACTACCAGGCCACGGTCAAGTCGTACGACCCGGTGAACGGCGTCGCTACGCGGGCTTCGGCTGTCACAGCAGGTGCGGTGAACAACTGGTGCCGTGTGCGGATCGTGACCACAGCCAAGGCCGTGTCCTACGCCGAACTGTGGACCGGCTCGGCGCTTCCGCTGCCGGACGGCACCAACGAACTTGCCTCCCCCACGGCAACAACGGCCGCTTGGTCTGGTGGCACGTTTTCCAACTGGCTGTCGATCAGCGTGTTCGGGGACAGCCCGCCCGCGGACATCCGCATCGATGATGTGCTGTTCGACCTGTTCGCCCCGCCGACACGGGTGGACCCGAACGCGGCCCGCGAGTTCACCGGAATCGTGCCGATCTGATGGGCACCTACGGCAACCTCGGCAACTACGGTTCCCTCGGAAACTACGGCAACCTCGGTGAAACGTACACCGATTCCGGCGCAACATGGGGTGACCTCCTGTCATGGGGTGACCTCCCGTCGTGGTTCGCGCCCGGCACCGTCGGTGGCACCGGTGGTTCCACGGTCACCCGCACCCGCTACATCCTCGTGTCTCCGGTGCGTGAGGTGGGGCCGCTGTCGCGCGACCCGTACGCCGAACTGTTGCGCAACCGGCGGGGCAACACGGTGGTGAAGCGTGGCGGGCAGTGGTTCACGGTCCGCAACAAGCGGCAGAACTATCTGGACGGCTGCACCAGGGTGTTGCGCGGCGGGTACGAGAACGAAGTGACCCTTGCGGAGCGGAACGAACTGGTGGCCGCCGGGTACACGGTGCGCACGGAAACCACCACCACACCCGGTTCGGGTTTCTCGTGGGATGACATCGCGGCATGGAGTGATTGGGGAACGTGGTAATGGCGTGCAGGACTGGATGCCCTACGGGGGATCACGCGACGTGGGGTGAGTGTGCCCGCGCGGCGAACGTGCGTGTGGCGTGGGCGGCGTCCGCTAAGGGGTTTGACCTTACGGCGGAGAAGAAGGCCGACCGTGAGCTTGACGCGTATGCGGATGCCCGCCGTCAGGGGATTCAGCCGGCGGGGACGCGCATGGCGCAGGTTGAGGCCGCCGTCAGGGTGTCCGACGCGACCGGTTCGGCGTTCCAGGCAGGTGTGTGATGGGGTCGTTGAATGATGTGGTGCA